ATGGTGGTGGTTGTTACTTTTTTTTTCATCTTCTTTATTGATTTTAAAAATAATTTATTTTTATATTTTATTTTTTTTATACTCCCGACTAATAATGGGTCTTCTTTTGCTTCATCCCTTCGATTCGGTGCGTCTTTCCACCAAAACGATACAGTCAGCGATTCCTTAACCTAAAATAATAACCACCACCATGCTCTTTTTTTAATTTGAGTTTCCTCTTTAGCATAACGGATTAATGATATTGTTTCCGGTTACAAAATAACTATAATAAGCTTCTTTTTAAAACTTTCTAATAAAAAAATGGGGTGAATATAACCGGAAAGAAATAATCACCCCGTGAATATCAAGGAGGTAAGTCCAATTATTCATTAAATATAATAATCTATTCCTTATAAACCTACTTGTTTGCTAAATAATTCTTTAGCATATAAACAACCGGGCCAGTAATCCAAGCCCACTCGCTTGGCATACCTGCAACAACTGCAACTGCGAATGGAATAAGTAAGTATGCAGAATTCTTTGCTGTTTTGCCTAATCCGATCCAAAAATTATAATCTATTTTTTTTGCCATTTAACCTCCTATGAATTTAATTTTATCCAATGCGTATTTTATTGGTGTTAATCCGCACTCATCCCACTCATAATTAGCAAATAAAACATAAGTAATCAAACTAACTAACATACTAATATAATTACCCAATAAAAATAATCCAATTAATAAGAGAATTATCCCAAAAGTTTCGTGTCCCAATATATCAAAAAAATCCCATTCTCCATAAGACCACATATGCTCAGTTAATAAAAATAATCCAATTAAAGATATCCCTAGTCCAATTGAGTGAATTGATCCAATTATAAAAATAAATATACACAAAGGTGTTAACTTCTTGAATTCTTTTATTATATATTTCATTTTATTCTTAATATCCAAACTACTTCGTAGTAAGTTGGCAATATTGACTGTGCTGCGGATAAAGCTGAATCAGTATTAGTACCATCAGAACCACCATCTCCTCCAGCATCCCAATCATTTACTCCGACATCTATGTTTTGTGAATGTACATGTGATAAATCAACAGTATCACTTCCACCAGTGCCTCCACTTGTAGCTGCACCTCTAAAAAATTCTCCACCGTTTAAGTCTGGGAGTGTTTGCCCATTATAAACAGAATTAGCATCAGATAAAACAGAACCATCACATTCTACCCATCCACCTGGAAGTGTTTGTGGTGTAGATGTATAGGACTTTAACCAAGCTACAACAGAACCAATAGGTGACATTACCAAATTTGTTGTAGTTGTTCCGTTTAGTTCATCTACTACATCATCAAAATTAGCATTAACTTCAGTTGCGTCTGCTGCTGTTCCATTTGTGAATGTGTTAGTAATTGCGAATGTCATTAGATTATTTTATCCTTTTCAATAAATGAAATTTGAACACTTGTAGTTTTAGTTATTGCTGTAAATACAACATGGCTAAACATTAAAGGAGTTCCGTCCTCATTGAATAATCCGAATTCTGTTATTGAATTACTATTTCCCTCTGTTGTTAAAAGAAGTGCTCTAATAGTGCTTTGCATATTTGTTTCGTCTAGTGTTGGATAACCAGAAACTAATGATTTTGTTGCTCCGCCGTTGATATTTACACCAGTTTCTACGTCTGTGTCGGCTACTGCTGGAGTAGTTGTTCCAGTTCCTATCTTAAATTTTGTTGGTGCTAGATAATCTGGAGTTGCTTTAAAAATTCTATTAAGTGCAAGTTTCAATCCGTTTGTAGTGATGATTTGTCCTGTAGCCATGATATTGTATGTTTTGTAGGTTGATAAATCTTGTTATCAATGATACGAAATCACCTCTATTTTAGATATTTCACCAGTTGATGTATTATTCTCGGTTGCACGCCATCTCAAATCAGTTCCAGTATCAGAGAACGAGTGCGCCGTACCACTTGTTACAGATTCCCAATCCGAACCATTAGCCGTCATTTCATAATCAAAGCTTCCGCTTACTTCTGTACTTGTTAGAGTGGCTGTTGTTAGTGTGCTGTTTCCATAATCAATACTCGTACTTTCTGCTATTTGTCCTGATGTAAAACTAACCGATCCAGTAGTGCTCCAACTAGCAGATCCTCCAGAGTCAAAATCTGTATCAATAAAGTCCTCATTATATGAATCCTTAGATTGCTGAATAAAATGATTTGCTTCTGATTCAAAAGCATCAGCATTAGTTCCCCATTTGTCTGTGTTCCATATACCATGGTCTGCATTTCCCCATATCATTATGTTATTTGTTGTGTTATATGCTTCTGTTATTACTTTTCTATATCTTGGTTCTACTGTTATTGCGTCGTTTTTAATATCAACCAACTCGACTATAATATCCTGATTTCTTACAAATTGTTCTTCTAGTCTTTTTAATCTTTCTTCGGTGTTTGTTTGCCAGTCTGCAATTCTCCATATTTTGTCTCCTACTTCAATTTCTTCTACTGCGCTTGGGAATTTATATTTAACATTACTTACTACATATTCTCCGCTTAGATTTAGTGCATTTACTTTTGATGTTTTTGTGTCTACTATATTTATTAATTCTCCATGATTTGGGATATTAGCAGCTTCACTTTTAATTAAAAATTTACCTGTAATATAAGGGACACTTCTTTTTGATAAAATGCTAGTGGCTCGACTTTCTGCATCTGCAACCGAACTAATATCGGACAATAAAACTGACTTTTGTTTTAGTCTATAAGCATCTATGCTAATCTGATTTATCATGTGAATTGGTGCCGGTGCAGACCAAGTATAATTAATTATTGCATAATGACCTACTGTGAATGTTGTGCTGGTAGTTGGCATAATCTTTTTACTTTCTCTATCAATATAATAAAAATGTCCTCCTGTTGTGTCTTTGGTTCCACCTGTTTTTTGAGTTGTTGGGGGAGTTGATGCATCCATATAAAGTTCTGCGCTATCTGGAGTATAATTAAGTGTTATTCCAGTTGTTGCATAGCCAGTTGTTGTTCCTATTTGACCTGTTTCTGTTATTATTGTTTGGGAGGTTGCTCCGTCTATCCTTAAATCGTTAATCATATTAGAATCATCGAAATCCCATTCTGGCATTCCTACTATTTCTGTTCCGACTGTTAGGGTTTTTCCTGAGTCTACGTATCCGTTTGGTTGAAAAAATACTACTCTTGTATTATCATCATAAAACAAATCCCAATCTAACGCATTTTTTAATGTTATAATTCTTTCAAAAATATCACTATTGATACATTTAAATTGGTCAACTCTTTTCCCATCTTCTGTACCAGATGCTTGAACTGTTCCATTCATTCCTCCATAAGTTTCGATTAGGTCTTCTACTATTTCGCTTATTTCTCCTGCGCTTGTATCTACCGAACTATCATAAACATGATTAACATTTTTTCTAACTAGCTTAATCATTTCGTTTTTGCATGTTATTTTGATTGTTGCGCCGTCAGGTTTGATGTTGTCAATATATCCATAAAAATATCTTTTATCTGTGCTTGTAGTCCAGCCGGCCCAAATCTCAACTACTTGCCCATTATTAACATTAACCAAATCATTAATGTTTCTTGGGACTATTATTTCTGCTTCGGAGATAGTTTCGTCGTCTTTTTCGGATTCCCAACTGATTAATTTATTTGGATCCGGAGCTCCATTGGAATCTTTTATTGTAGTTCCATTCAAGATTACTTTAGTTAATTTCACTATTCCATCTTAGAATAATAATAAAAAACTGCAATCGGCCATAAAAAGATAGCCCATATTAATAGTTTTCCTGGACTTCCAGTAAACTTTTTTTGTTTTTTCATATTCTTATTTAGTTTGTCTATTTTTAAAACCATCTAAAGCGCCGTTCCTTCAAGTAATGTAAGTGTATAGCCAATAGAACTCTCATCTCCACCTGCTTTGTCATGAGAAAAATCTTGGATTAAAACATTTTTGTTTACGTTTGTCCAACTACTAACAAAAGTCAAACTAGCTTGTTCTCCGTTTTGTAGTCCTTCAATGTCTGTTATGAATGTTCTTAGTTCAGTTACTGTTCCTATGAATCTTCCTGTTATGGTTATGGTTCTAGTTGTGCCCATTAAATCCATAATAAGGGCTTTATCACTATCAGAAAATGGAATCGGTGTATTAAATAATCCAGAGCTCTTATTTGAACTTTCAGAATTTACGTTTCCTAAGGATTTCCCTCCTATTGTTGCTGCGATTGTTCCTCCAAAATTGATTTAATTTTTTTAATGTCTTGTCCTTGTTTAGAAATTTCAATATTGTTTGATTTGATTAATTGAGTTTCTGCTATAATAAATGTTCTAATTGAACTAAGTGTTTTATTCAATTCTTTCAATTCTTTCAATTCTTTTTCTATCATTGTGCTATTCTTCCTCCGACTTGTCTTTGAAGTACCTGACTGACTTGGTTGGCTATCTTTTTGATGTCTTGGTCGTTTCTTACTGATGGGTTGTTTATGTTGATTGTAGAGCCTCCTCCGTTTGGAGTTATTGCTCCTGATACTCCGCTTGTGAATAATTCTGGACCATTTTCTCCTACCATATAAGTTTGTCCTGCGTTTATTGGTCCACCAGATGCACGACCTTCTACTGATTCGCTTTTACCTTTTCCTCTAAATAATCCTTTAAACCAATTCCAAACAGTTTTAGCTACGTTAATTGTTCCTCTAAATAATCCCTTGATAAAATCCCAAACGTTTCCTACAGAATCAATAGTTCCCAAAAATAATCCCTTGATAAAATCCCAAACGTTTCCTACAGCATCAATTATTCCAATAAATAATCCTTTAATAAAATTCCAAACTATGCCTACAGCATCAATAGTCCCAACAAATAATCCTTTTATTACTTCCCAAATTTTAAGTCCCAAGTCTCCTAAAAATAACAATGACGAAATTATAGCATCCCAAATCATTACACCAATTTTTCCTATATTATTTACTAAAATCATAAATGCATCCCACAATAAAACCACCGCTGCAACTACTAACGCAATAACTACACCAATTCCAGCAGCTCCTGTAACAAGAGGAGCCAATACAAAAGCCAATATTGCCACTAAAATTCCTAATATTAATTTTCCAACAAATTCCGCGACTCCTCCGAATCCCCCTGAGAATAGTTTAACTAGACTAGCCATCCCTTTAGTTAACAAAGTAATAATCGGCATTAACGGAAGAAAAATAACCAAAAACAATAAACTAAGAATTTTTATAAGAGGCTGAAACAATTTAATCAAATCTGTAAATGCTGAGGTAAGAATTTCAAGCGGATCAAACGTAGCAATTATTGACTTGTCTAGTTTTTTTAGAAGTTTGTTTGTTTGTTGTGTTCCTTTGCTTGTTCCACTAGTAGCCTTGCCTGCTCCTTGTGCGCTTATTGGTATTTCTACCTTAAAATCCTTTGCCATTTATTTTCCTCCGAACATTTTTTTAAACATTTCCACCCATGTTTGCCACCATTGTTTTTCTTTTTCTTTCTCAAATTCAATGAGTGCCACCAGTTTTTCTTCTGGAAGTTTTCTCCAAAAGCCTGGACCTTTATTGAAATGGTGTAAAAAAAACCAGTCGAGATAATCTTCTTGGAGCTCTATATCTTCTGAATGTTGCCCTTTGAAGTATTCTCTAACTAATCTTTGTTTTTTTTTGAATCACCAACCCAAATATTATATTCACTATAAATATAATCAATTACGTTATCTGGGAAACTAGCGATAGTTTTCTCGTCAGTTGGGAATGGTGCGGTTTTGATTATCTTACAAACCAATCCTATTTGAAATCCAGACGAATCTATATTTCCACTTACTTGCTGACCGATTATTTTGGTATTCATGTGCTTGTTAGCCAAATGGCTTCTATCTCCAGCAGGCAACTTCTGTAATGTTATTTTGACTTCTTCGCCATTAAACATTAAAGGAATGTCTTTTGTAGGTAGAACCACTTTATCGTCAGTAATAGTAATCTCTGGGATTACCTTCTCAACTTGTTTTTCTATTTCTTCCATTATTTTCTCCAATTTAGTTGTTCTAGCCTTAAAAAAATAAAAGGCAAAAAAAATTATATATTATCTGCTGCAACTGGTGCAGTCTGGACATCATTTGTATATATGGCGTTTGTGCATCCTCTTGCCCAACCAGTAACTCCTTCTTTTACTAATTCTCCGACGTTCTGATTTAGTGTTTCTTCATCAAGATGAATTCCTGTCAAATTAATATTCAAAATATCTCCATCGTCATTTGTGAATGTTAGTTCTAGTGTTGCGATTTCTGTTCCACTTCCTGCATCTGGTGCTGTTGCTGAGTTCGTTCCATTCATGAAATATGTCAATAGCGTTGTATGGTCATTGAATGCTGCTGTTAGATTGAAATTATATTCTCTCTGTTTTGCAATATTTGCTGACATAAAACGACTTCCAATTCCGTAGACTAATTCATTTGAATTATTTATTGTTAATTCAAAATTTTGAACTGCTGCGATTTTTGTTCCGTCTGGCATTTCTATGCTTCCATGTGCGAACGTGAATATTGGTTCTATTTCTGCATTATTAGATATTTTTGTAGTGCTTAGATTTTCATATCTATACGAGCAATCAAGTGAAAACTTAACTGCTTCATCTACTGCTGCGGTAATAGTACACGATTCAACTTTACATCCAATTAGTGCTGATAGAAAGTCCGTAGTCCCCAACTCAAAACTAGTTTTAGTTGTAAAGCTTGGAATAGTATCTGCTTCTGTGTATGTATGTGTGTATGCTCCATCTGTTCCGGCATCTGCGTTTGCTCCCATAACTCCTAATAACCAGTAAGCATTTGATAGGCTTCCATTGATTGCTACCTTTCCGTTGTATTGTTTATTGATTGTTGCAGTTGCGTTTCTTGCTCCAATTCCAAAAACTCTTTCTGAATTATTAGACCTAGTAACATTAATATCAACTCCATGTCCAAAAGGCATATATGTTTCGTCAGATTCAGTATGACTTGCGGCTGCTACGCCCCAACCATCTTGATCCTCAAAAGCAAATAATCCAACTGTTTGTCCTCCCCCTAAGTATTCTTGTGCGATTGTTTAACCTCCTGTTTATTTAGTTTGATTTTCTTTTCTAGTTTGATTCGTCCTGCAGCTACATCAGTCCAATATTTTTTTAATTCTTTGTTTGTTTTTTCCATTAATCTACACTAAACATTCCAAGAATGTCTAAATTTTTTTGCATGATTTCGTCTTTCTTGTCTGGGCTATTTAGTGTTGGCCCGATTAGTGTTGGCTTAATAAATTTCAAATAATAAAAGCTTTTTGAGTTTGAAACATATAAGTCCTTGATTGTTTGGATGTATGCGTCTAAATCATCTGAATTATCATCATAAACTACTATCGTCATTGCAACATTTGAAATAAAAGAGTCTCCGCCTATCCCCAACGCATCAATCGGCGCACTCAAAATATCAATAGCAATCCTAGGATAAGAATTAATTGTCAAATCATCTCTAGGAAAGTCTGGATAAATTTTGTCTGTTCCGGTATCATAAATTATTGTGTATGTGCCTGTTTGGGCTACCGTAAAAGTGATAACTCCAGTTGTAAAATTAACAGTATAGTCCTCTCCATAGGTCAATAGGCTTCCCCTAGTAACACTTCTTATATTCTTACAAGTTGTTGGGTTTGTTGCCAAAGTATGCGTAGCGGCTGCGGAAAACGTCCCAGAATCTGTCTGTGTGGTTACTCCACGCTGAGTAATAGTAAATACATTTTGATTTCTTAGAAAGTTTGCCTGCTCTTGCTTAATTTGTGTGATATTCATTTTTCCTCTTGGATTACTAATGTCTCTTGACAATTTTATTAATCAAAATTTCTATATAAATCTACTTTCTATATTTAAGAAGTATTAACTGTAATATTTTTCTATTTCTTCTTGGATAATATTATTGAGTTTTGTATGGATAGCATTTCTTACGAATGGATTAGGCCTTTGCCTGTTGGTTCCAAATTCTACATGAATACCATATTCTGCCATAGTAACTATTAAGGTATTGCCTTTTACCTTTACAACTATGCTGCTACGCAAACGCCCCGTCAAGACCGGACATTTTAGAACAAGTTCATTCTGAAATCGAATAGCGATTCTAAATAATACCTCATCTGGTAAACTACCCATTGTTATTAACTCCATAAGATTTTGTTTTTTTATGACAATTTACACACAGGGTAACTCCATTGTCAATAGCAAATCTTAATTCTGGATAGTCGGCAAAGGATTTAATATGATGGGCATTTAAATTTCCACCAGAATCATCTCCACAATCCTGACAAGTCCAATTATCCCTTGCATAAACCGAATTTCTCCATAAACGCATTTCAGTGGACGTTCTTATTTTATTCGCTTTTGAGGATAGTCCACCTTTCCAATTATAATGTTTTTCTCCTGATTTATATCCCTTAAGACCTTTGTTCCATGAGGATTTACCTTTCTTAAATTCGGTTTTTGGAGAATTTCTATTTCCTTTCTGTGTATCACTTATTTTCTTTTTTGTTGCATCAGTATGTTTCCAGCTTTTAGGATTTCCTCTTCTAGGTTTACCTGCTTGTGCTTTTTTAGTTTTCTTAGAAATAGACATCAGTCTTTCATCATCATCTTTCGTGAGACCTTTGTTCCATGCAGTTGGCATAACCCCCATTTTTCCCTTGTTCCATGGTATGAATCCTTTTGGTGGTGCCATGTAAAACTAAAGACTCCCTAGTTTAAAAAACTGCCTAAAAAGTATTACTTCTGGAAGACTACTCATCTTTTACATAGAATAACATGGCCTTTTTCATTACACTTGTTCCGTTGAAGTCCCGAGCACTCATATTATCAACCCTATAAACTTTTGAATCGTAGGTTATCTTATCGTATTTATTTAATGTTGTGCTTGGTCCGATAAACGCCATCATGTCATAAACTTTATTTAATCCGGATTTGTCGAGATTGTGTTTTGTGTCATACGGTTGAATTACAATGCTTATATTTTCATCTGTTCCGTCCGTATAAGTTTTGTTTCCTGAGTAGTTTGTTGTCATTGTGACGGGAGTTCTAACTGCCACTACTCCAAAATCTCCCAATGGTCCAGCATTAAAATCTCCGCTTACTCCACTCGCTATACTCTGATAATAATTAACGACTATGGTCATATCATCCCAAAGCCCATTAAGGAATGTTATTTCTGTTGATGTTGAATTGTGTGATACCGTGTATTCTGTTGTGAGGCCTAACGGCAAACCACTTGCATAAACTAAGAATCCGCTTTGTTGTGTTGTCCCAGTATTTGATAATGTGAGAACTCTGTTTGAATCTCCGTCACTCCCTGAGCAATCTTCCCCTGTTCCATTGAATGTTTTTATTTCTGCCATGTTTATTCTAAAATAATAGAATTTAAATATTTATGCATCTTGGAACGTCCCGCCTATTCTTATTTTTACTATTTTTAGTTCGTATGCCATACTGTCTCCCACCCGGAAGAAGTCTTAACTTGTATTTCAAAAATCTTATCATCTTTAAAATCTTTAAAAAGTTTTTTAAAGGTTATTTTTTCCATCTTATAAACCTACTTTCATTGCTTTTAATATAAATTCTCTCCAAGATGATGCACCTTTAATCTTATCCAATTCTTTGAATTCTTTGTCTTCGAATGTTACGTTTATTGTTTTCATAACTAACTAAGTAACTTAGTCTTTATATATGTATCGTTTAATCAAACACCGCCAATAATTCATTAACTTTAGCTAGTTGTTCTTCTAAACTTGCTTTACGATTAACTAATTCAGTCTTTCCGTAAACTCTCCTAACTTCTTCTGTTCCAGTTTCTGCTACTGTTGTATCATTAACTTTATCTATTCTTTTTACCATTAAAATACCTCCTTCCAAGTGTCACCTATATTTTGCTGAACACTTACTACGTCTTTCCAAACATCACCGATATTTATTTTTATTGCTGGGACTTCTTTCCAGACATCTCCGATGTTGATTTGCATGTTTGTGCCTTCTGCTGCTGGAGCTGGGATAAGTGCTAATGTTAAAGTTCCCCATCGTTCTGCTGCTGGAGATATTCCAACGTTAGCTGCTGCGACTGTGGTATCCGATGCTTCTTCTTTTGAAATCAATGTAAAAGTTGCGTCAGTCCCCCCAGACGTATTTTTATTACTATCCAGCGTCCAATTCGCCGGCGGTGGACTTGTCGACCACGCATTATTATCAGCCATTATGGACAAACATACAACTAATCTATCTATATCGGTTGTATCTATTTCCATACTTGCCGGAGTAGTTGTATTCCCGGATGTAGTTGTTGCGTTCTCATATGGTGTCCCCGTAGTGATACATCCCCTAAAAACAGACCCTATGGCGTATAGGTTATAACCACCCGATGTAATTGTTGCTCCCGCCGTTCCAGAACCAGTGGCTCTTTTCCAATACCAATCAAAATCTGCTGTCCCAGTAATCCTATCAATCCTTGTCCATCCTTCTGTGGCTGTTGTCATAACATACCCACGACTATTATAAGCTCCAATAATTAAAATATCGCCTGCTTGATGTGTGCCCATATATGGAGTTACAGAATAAGGTACACTTGTATCATATACAATTGAAGATGAGTAAATAAAACTTGGAACTGCCATTATGCTGTGTACTGCACATAGATTGTCCCAACAGGAAATCCACTTGCAGCAGGCGGAGTGTCGTCGGTGTTGTAAAGAACCATAGGAACATAAGCTTGGTCTGCTGTGCTATTATCTGCTGTGATAGTCAGAGGTCCCGCTGCAATATCTGTGCCTGAATTTAATAAATAATCTGAATGGGCTTGAGTGTTATCATTTACGTGGTCGTCTGCTGCTTCCATTTTAGCTTCAGTAATTTTAGCAGTTTGTCTTATTGCTTCTCCACTTGCTGCTGGAGCTTGAAGTCCTACAACTTGATAAGAACTATTCATATTAATATCTTGAGTCATTGTTCCAAGAGTTGTGTCTGAACCGCTAGAATGTAATGCTGTTTTTTGAGTTTGTGTGATGTGTTCGTAGTCTGTCCCATCATTCAATCCGCTTAATGAATTATGAGCAAAATCTCCAGCCGAATAAGTAGTGTTAGTATAATTTCCAGCATTAATATTTGTTGCTCCTTGGTCTGCAGTCCAATCAAGATGATCGTTTACTGGGATACTTGCCAAACTATCATGCGCGAAATCTCCTGCCGCATAGGTAGTATTTGTGTAATTACCTGCGTGTATTGTTCCA